GCTGTTGCGTTTCCATTAGCATCTACTTCATTAACACCTGTTTCATGGGCCCAATATTGACTAGATCCAAAAGTATTAGTTGCACCATTTATCACTGGAAAACTTGGTGTACCTGATGATGTATACTCTGTTGCATAAGGAAGTCCATAGGTGTGAGCATCATTATATGATGTTCTAGATAATGATCCTGTTGTCCAAGTTTGTTCTATAAAATTAAATACAACATTTCTGTTAATTTGCTGCGAGCCGCTAGCTGCATAGTACCAGCCCACTTCATTAAATAATGAATTATGATAACCATATGCAATTTGATTAGCATCATAATTAATACCTAAATTATCACCATCTGTTGTAAATACAAAATCTTCAACAAGTGATGGTAATTGTTTTACGGTTCCATCAAACATAAAGAATCCTCCACCAAATCCCATCCAGAAGACTGCACCTTGTGCATAAACCATTGCATGTTGACCTAGACATCCACAATTAGAACCTACTTGTCTAATACTAAATGTAAAAGGAGGTCCTACAAACTGAATGACATAAGCTGCTTGATCGGTTAGTACCAATACATAATCTTTACCTTGCACTGCTCCAATAATTTCATTTCCTTGGTCTAATCTAAATGTACCCGCAGTATTAGTTGCTGTGGGTTCCCAAGTATTAATATCTTCTTGATTTGAAAATCTTATAAACATTGGATCTTGACTCGTTGGATCTGTTAAATCTGTTTGAGTTCCCATTAAAAATAAATGTCTATCTCTATCTGATACTAAACTCATTAGTGATTTAGTTGGAGCACCGCTAACAACAGTTGCTCTTGTATCTAATGCTCCTGCTACTGATGGATTCCAAGTGTATGTTGCACCATTTTTAATAGTTGCAACTAAAAGCTGACCATAGTTATCAAGTGACCAGGAACCTGGAGCTAGTGTAACATTTGTTGTAGTTGATTCTTCTCCCCATTCACCTGATGACCAGGAATCTGTACCCCAACCATAAGCAGGAGTTTGAAATACTGGACCAATGGTGACATAAGAATTTAATGTAGCTGAACCTGCTGCTGTCATTCCAGTGCCTGATTCAGTGCTTGGCATAGTGACAGTGACAGTGCTTGAAGTTGGTTGTGAAATTACTTCAAAAACATTAGTTGTAAAGTCAGTTGCCGTATAACCTGTAACACCACCACCTGGTAAAGTTACATCTTTTAATTTAAAATAATCACCAACAACTAAACCATGAGCTGATAAGTTAATGGTAACTGTTGCTGAACCATTTGTTGAAGTAAAAGTAACTCCTGTTTGATCCGCATTAATAGGTGTGATGTCGTAGAAACCACCCTCATAATAGACAACCAATACTTTTGCAGAACCTAAAGCTGCATACTTTTTACCTGATAAATCTGTCCAAGTATGCTGATCTCTAATAGGACCCGCTATAGTATTATCTACTAACTCTTGCCAACCCCCTATTTTCTCAGCTTGACCATATCTAAAACGTACATTATCACCATCCACCCATTGACCTTCGGCTCCGGTCTCTGTTTGTTGTTTGTTAAAACCTGGTTTAAATTGAATTTTTTGTAGCATAATTCCTTACTATATATGCTTTTTAATTTTTGTACACTTTAAAAAATGTCAATATTGATAGATAATCAAATATTATTTTTTAATTTATCAGAAATTATTTCTTTTTTATCATCATATTTATAAAGACGTTTAGAACAAAAATCGTCAGGTAAACCTAAGTGCGGTCTGTTATCAAATTTATTACTATATTTGATAGATGACTCTAAGGTGTTGTAATGTAAAAAGACTTGTCCACAAATATCACCTTCAAATGGTTCTCTCCAGTGTTCTAAATTTATGCCATCATAAACAACTAAATCACCTGGTCCTAAATCTACTTGAGTCCCTTTAGTGTAATCAGATTTATATCCATAAAAATCTTTTTTACCTTTAGTGGGATCAGTTTCAATAAAAATTGGCCATAAATTTCCTCCAAGATTTAGAGTAACTGTAATCTCACAACTAAGTCTATCCTTATGTCTCTTTAATTCATCTCCTTTTTTATATAATCTTGCAAAACTATATTGTTCAACTAACTCTAAAGCAGTTTCTTTTGATAAAATAGGTTTTAGTTCTTCTAGTAAAAGATCAAATGCAGGATCTCCATAAATAATGTATGTATTTTTTATTTGAGGATCATTCCAACAACCCCATTCTGTTGCGTAAGGAGACATCCAATTATGCTCTAACATTGTTTTAGCAACTTGTTTTTTTAATTTAAAATATTTATATAAAAAATTAGCTTTTTCTTTTGAGATTGCATTTCTTATTATTTTATATTTATCTTTTTTATACATAAATTATCTAAATGGATATCCAAGGTTCCACATTACTAATGAATATCTTGTTCCTTTTGTAACTGGTCTTACTCTATGATAGATGTGCGAAGGAAAAACAATTATAGTACCTTTTTCAAAAGATCGTTCTTCTATATATGTTTCTAAAGGATCGCGGTTCATTCGTGGTTGGAATTCTAACTCTCCACCTTCATACTCATCAGGATTAGTTAATTGAACTGTCACTGAAAGTTTTCTAATCTTACCATGTATTCCTAGAAATTCAGGTTTATTATAAGGTCCATCATTACTGTCCATATGCCAATCATAGTACTGTCCGTTATTATATTTTGTAAATTGCATTTCTTCTGACCAATCCCATTCAAAATTCCAATTAGCTTCTTTGTTTGCTGTTCTGACAAAAGGTTGTATGTGCCTATAAATCCATTTATCGTTTAACCAAACTATATCCGAATCTCTTATACTTTTTAAATGTTTTTTTTGTTCTTCATTTAAATTATCTTTGTCTAATGAGCCTATTACACCTTTTTGAGTTTTTTTTTCATTCGCATATTTAATTATATCATCACATACTTTAACTGTAATAGCTTTTGGAAAACACCAATAATAATATTTTAAATTCATTTTTTAATTAACTTTTTAATTTCAGGGAAATAAATATAATCTAGTTCACTTGTTTCAAATAATTCTTTTAGATCATTCATTGTTTCTACTAATACTTCACCCGGTAAATTTAAACTTGTATTTATTAATATAGGGACTCCAGTTAATTTTTCAAAAGATTTAATTAAATTATAATAATTTAAGTTCCTATCTTTATCAACAGTTTGAATCCTTGATTTATTATCAACAGCAAGACCTGCTTTTAAAATACCTTCTTTTTCTTTTTTTAAATCAAATACATACATCATATAAGGGGATTCATCTATTGTCATATCAAACCATTCTTTAGTTTTTTCTTTTAAAATAGAACACGCAAAAGGTCTAAACCACTCTCTTTTTTTTATTTTATTAAGTTTTTCTTGAGAATTTTTATGTAATGGACTCATTAACAATGATCTATTGCCTAACCCTCTTTGACCTTGTTCACTTCTAGATTGAAATATAGCAACAGGATCTTCTAATAAAATTTTAGCAACTTCTTCCGTATCTTTATCTAAAATATTATATTTAGAAAAAATTGAAACATCTAGATCTTGAGGTATACCTAAATAAACAGTATCGTTTCTTATTTTATTTTCTAAAAAATAATTTGCAGCTCCTAAACTTAAACCAAAATCTCCATTAAAAGGATCACAAAATATATTTTTAAATTTAGGTATTAACTTAGAATTATATAAAATATTTTGTGCACAACCTCCAGTAAATAACAAACTATCTTTTATATCCCATTTTGTAATTAAATCGGTCATGCTCTTTTCATAGTCTTCTTGTGTTTTTTTAGAACCTTTATCATGTAAACTAAAAGCCATTGTTTTACCACAAGCCAAAGGATGTTCAAAAGTTAATGCTGTAAAAATTTGATAATCTAAACCTATTTTATTAAATTCAGTTGTTATATGTTTTAATTCATTGTCTTTAAAAATATATTGACTCTCTCTTTCCATGTCTCCTGCATTTACAACTAAAGCTCCTGTTCCATCACACACTAATATATTTTCTATATTTTTATTCCAAGTTAATGCACAGTATGCATGAAACAAATGATGGTGTTTATCATTATAAAAATGAATATTTATGTTTTTTAGTTTTTTACTATTATTTATTAAATCTTCCCAGATTCCCATTGAATTGTTTTCAGAGGAAGATATTAATATTTTGTCTATAGGTAATTTTTCTATTTTTTTTATTATTTCTTTCACTGGAAAAGTATAATATTTAAAACGATTATATCTATCCAATTGTGTATGAAATATAATTTTATTATCTTCTACATATGTTATGCATCCGTCATGAGAAGTATATATAGAAAGTATATTCATTAAATTAAATTAAATGAAAAAAATATTTTTTTATTTTTAGATGTATTAATAGTAACTTCGTGTTTTAAAAAAGATGGAAAGATAACTAACATATTGTTTTGAGGAATTATTTTATATTTAGAACAATTGTAAGAGTTGTATTCATTAAGTTCACTACTATTAATAAAATGTTCTACCTCAACCGGATTTGAAAAAATTAAATCTCCACAGTTTTCAGAGGCATTACTATAAAAAATTCCAGACAATTTAGTAAAAGGATTATCGTGTAAGGTATTTGAATCTTTTATATCATTTATATTTAACCACATATTACATAACTTTAAATTGTTTTTAAAAGTAAAATAACCTGTGTAAGGACGTATAGCTGTTTGTATTTTTTCAGACAAATCTTTTACTTCTTCGCGTCCTAATAAATTAGAACTTTGATACCCCCCTGAATTATTTGCAACAATAGAAGGTTCCTCGTTAAATATTTTTTTTGCAAATTTATTTAAGCTGTTTGTATCAATATTATTAATAGTGGTAGTTGCAATTAAATACTGAAACGGTTGTATTATTTTCATAAATAATTAATGTTTATATTCATTCTGATTTTTTCATCTGTCTGTGGCACGCCTACGTGTTTTAAATTTCCATCAAAAACTAAAGCAGTGTTTTTTATTGAGGGCACTTTATCTCCATTTTCAAACAAAGTAAAGCCGTTATTAGTATTTACAGAATACAAAAGAACTTTATGTTTTTCTGGCAAATCAATATGAAAACCTTTTATATATTGTTCATTCTCTCGAGGATATAGATTACATTTAATTCTAGATATTTTATTAGGTTGTAATTTATTTAATATGGGTGCTGCTATACTTTCATAGAATCCAGAGTAACAAACTCTTTCTTTAATTATAGCATGCGTAAAGAAAAATCTTTTATTGTCTTTTGCTGTATTAACACAATCTTCGTAAAACCAAGGAAAGGTATTACAAAGCATTTTTTCTTCTATTAAATCAGCCGTTTCTTTAGGCAAAAAATTATCAATGATTTTCATAGATAATTTATATTTACATTAATTCTAACTTTTTCATCTGTCTGTAACACAGCAGCATGTTTTAATTTACCATCAAATATTAATGCTGTATTTTTTATAGAGGGAACTTTATCACCGTTTTCAAATAAAGTAAATCCGTTGTTTG